CTCTTAGCCCCAGAGTATGAGAGATAATCATCTAGCGATGCGTGTGCTGTCCTGTCAAGATAGCGACCTACGATTACATATATTGTCCAGTCCATAACGACATCGCCACCACCATATGCACGGTGATAGTCAATACGGTTGATTTCGGGGTATCCGAACGGAGGGTTCTCTTGTTCAGGCTGATATGAGAAAGTGCGTAGCCCAGAAATGGTTGCGAGGCGTGTTTTCAATCCTTCAGCAACTTGGGAAACGGTTGCTGGCATCAGAGAACTCCGAACGCCACATACTGATTGAGCAGATCTCGCACATCAGGATCAACGGCACGAACCTGTAATGCCATGTCAGCGAAGCCGACAACACCTAGCGCAGCGTTGAGTCTTGCGAACTGTCTCATAGAAAGCAACACGCAAGCCTGCGACACATCAGATGGAACAGCGTTCCAACCCCATTGCGCTGTGACCTGAACAGTAGGAAACGATGGTGTCACATATAGCGGAAAGGTTGCACCACCAACCATACGGGCATGAACATACGGGTAGCCACGAAGCGCAGCGTTAGTAGGTTCAAGGATGTAATCAACACCCTGCACGAGAGTAGTTGCATAAGTTCCATTCGCTGTCGTGTCAATCTTGATAGTGACAGTGCTAGTTGCCAAGTCCTCTGGCATCCTCAACAGATATTCGTTGATCGGATAAATATTAATTGCTGTAGATGCAGTCTTGTAAAAGAATCTACCGCAGTAACCATCAATGCGCCTAGACGCAGACTCAATCGCCTTCTCCAATAGTGCATCGTCCGCATTGTCTGTGAGACGAAGTGCAGATTTCACATCCTGCAGAGTGCAATAACCATTAACGATTGCCATGAGTTACGCCTTACGCTTTGATGCAGCCTTACGAACAGTGCGCTCTGTTGTTGGCTCAACGGATGCCGTTTCAACTTCAGGTGCTTTTGATTTATATCCAAGTGCATTGAGTACAGAATCAACTGCGCTGACACGATCTTTCAATCCTCTGCGCACATATCCTTCACGCTCAATCAGTAGTGCTTCTATTTGTTTATTCATAGTTGTTGATCATACACGGTAGAAAAAGAAAGACCGCCAACACAGTGAAAAGTGCTGGCGGTCTTTCGGCTCTAATCCGAAATGTTGTGTATCGGCTTTAGAAGGTTGGTGTTACCAATCCCGTGCCGCCAATCAATGCAAATGCATTTGGGTAACGGTTAGCAGTAAATGCACTGTAGCCGTACACAATCATCTGAACATCAAGTTCAGCACCCTTTGGTTGCTCAAAGCGCAACATCATTGGTGAACCATCGCCCTGTTCCCAGAGGTGTGCCTCTTGGGTGTTACCGATGATGATTACATCCTCGTTTGCTCCAGCACCGTTGGTGGTGATCACATTGGCGTCAGTAATTACTGGCAAGCCTGCAATCGTGTAGCCAGAGTTACCGTACACAACTGAACCTTGTCCAACACCTACAGCATTGAACGCACCGTTTCCAACTGGTACTGCCAATGGGCGGTTGCTGTTGTCAAGTGCTGCAAGGATGAAAGCCAAGCGGCGTGGGTGCATCAGGATGAAGTTTGGTCCACCGAAGTAGTTGGTCTGAATGCGCTGTACTGCATCCATCAATTTTGGATAGAGTTCCGCAACAGTTGGCGAAGCATCAGTGTAGGTGACAACCTGTGAGATTGTATTCGTCAATGATGTTGCGCTGGTCGTTACGAACAACGAATCCAAGTTGGTGTTGTATGCAGAAACGAGATCTGCCATTACCAACGAGTCAATGCCCGTGCCACGCTCAAGAGCCTGACGGCTTACATTCTGCTGACCAGCAACAGTGACAACGGAAACATCCAGTTTCGTGTCATCCATGTTGGTTTCCTGAACTGCTGCACCTTCAGTTTGTACTGCGGTTGCAGATCCAGTAGTTACCTTGCTGATGCTGATGGTCAAACCTGATGCTGGAAGTTCATGCTTGCGAGCAACATCCAAGAACGGGCGACCTGCACGAGCAAACGGTGCTGCCAAATCGGTAAGGAATTGTGGAACTACGAGACCAGCAAAGTTTGCACTGGTTACATCACGGCGTTCAATTTTTTCCTCTTGCATGTGGCGTGCGAGACGCTCCTTTGCAGAGAAGTCATTGTTGAACTGTGCAGCGTAAGCATCAGCAACGAACGAAACTTCAGCCTGTGGGCTGTAGGTGCGTGCTTCTGACTTAACTACTGCTGGTGATGCAACTGAATCAAACTTCTTTTCTTTGCGAAGTTCTGCTGCTTCTGCTGAACGCTTTTCAAGTTCGCTATGGGTAGCGATTTGTGAATCAAGTGAGCGAACCTCATCCAATGCTGCAGCGATTTCTGCATCTTGTTCTGGGGTAAGTTCACGAGCCTCTGCTTGTGCTGCTTCAACGATTGACTCTGCCTTTACAAGTGCAGCGTCACGCTTTTCTGTAAGTGATTTACTGAATGACATATGACCTCCAAGATCATCTGATTATGTGTGTGTATTTCCTTTCAGTGTTAGGAGGTCAGTGACTAATTAAGTCGGCTGTCTAACGGCTGCGAAGTTTCTGCAATGCGACCTGATTTTTGCGCAGGCTCAAAGTAGAAACTGGTGCAACGATAACAGGCTCATTTCGTTTGCGCAACTCGGCAACGGTCTGCTCATATGCAGGGAAGGTCACTACGCTGACATCAAATAGTTGAACCTCACGCAACTCACGAACCGAACGGTCATTGTTCCAGTTGTCTTTGACTGTTCTGAATGCAAAACTCATCTGCGAAAGATCGCCACGCTTCATAGCGGACATGATTCGTGCTGCATCAGGATTCATCGGATCTAGTTCAGCCTCAACACGCAAGCCTCTCTCGTCCTCCTCAAGCGCAAGAGTGCCAGACTTAGAACGAGCCAACGGTACGCCCTCGTGATCAATTAGCAGGCGCACATCTGCACCATCATTCAATGTTTTGCTAAACGCACCACGCTTAACAAACTCGGTGAAACCCATGTACTCCGAAGGGGAATCCCATACGGCTGCATAACCTACGAGTGTTTTGCCTTCATTCTCTGCACGAACTTCAAGATTGGAATACGCAATGCTGCGTTTCTCATCCACTTCTGTTGCTATCCACTGCACGAGTTCGCTCATAGTTCCACCTTACTTGTCTTATATAAATCTTGCCACAGGATGCTACTCGTTGTCCTCTGAATACTTTGGGTGACCAGAATTGAGCAGATCATTATCTTGGACATAGTTAGCGTTCTCTGGTTTTCCATTTTCTGACAAATACAGGAACGCATTGACCCGAGCCATAGCCCACTGCCCTCTAGTCATGTTCGGTCTGTGAGAAGTGGAGAACGCTCCAGCCCCACGCCTATAAACAGACTTCAATGCACCGACCCGAACCTTTGTCCAGTCTGGCTTGTCGTTCTCTCTCATCTTGGCGTTGTGCTCATCGGCTTTGTTCTGTAATGCTGTTTCCGTTGATTCATTCAGGGTTATTCCACCGCCCTGATCTTTTGCCGAGCCTGCAGGATTCTTTTCGCTACCGAATATTTGATCCTTCGCTGGTGCTGCAGCCCGTTCACTATCTAGTCGTTCCACAATGCGATACGCATAATCTTGTGCCCTACGAGCCGAAGCCTTGCTAGATCCTCCACCCCACAGCAACATCGCTACCAGACCTGCAGTGATTTCATCACCCTGCACCGCATCCAGATCATTAATATGTCGGGCGATCCACGCACCGATCTTTCTCCACTTTGCTTCGGTCACTTCACCTGAAGCCATTTTTCTTGCATCCTCAACGGTTTGTGGTACGAGACCGTCACCCGATAAACCTTGCTCATGTAAAGCAAGACCACGCTTCGCTGATGCTCTCATAAACGCAGGCGCAGATAGGTCTATCGCACGGAGTTCAGATTCCTCATATTCTTCCTCTGGTTCAATCATCGGTGCAGAATCCTCTGATTTGATTCCGAGTAGTTCCTCATTGATTATCCAGAGTTTGCAAATACCGTTAGGTGATATGCGACCTTCAACGATTTCGCAAACTTGACCGCCTTCATAAAAAACGCAGTTGCCACAAATTAGACCGCTATCTGTGAATGGTGACTTGGCAACATAGTGCGCACCATTAGCACCATCGCCTCG